CGATGTATCTCAGCCACGCCATAGACCCCGCCGGTCAGCAGCGCCATGAGCGCCGCGTCAGCTTCCATGAGCGCGATGATGATGCCTTTCACGTCAGTCATGATCGCATCTTTGCCTTCAGCTCATCGCCGATGCGCGGCCCCACGCGGGCGATGGTCGGCCCGACGATGGCGTAGCGGCCGCCGCGGGCCAGCTCCAGCCACTTGCCGTACTCCACGCCGTGGGACAGGTAGAGCGCCACCTGCGCCCCGTTCGCCTCCACCTGCGCGTTGAGTCCGGCTCGCGCCTTGCCGGTTCGGTCCGTCCACGACGCTTCCCGCTGCATCTGCGCCTTGATTTCGGCCGCGTGCCTTTCCAGGTACTGAACGAGCGCGTGGTAGACCAACCGCTCGCCATACTCGGAAACAGCCCGGCCCAGGTCGCGCGGGTCGCGATTCCAGACGACGCGAGCACGGAAGCCGCTGCTCATTGCGCCAACCTCGCCTGCGCCACCGTCCCGATCTGCCGCTGCGGCTGGACGCTGATGACCTCATAGTTCAGGCCATCGACAACGAACCGGTCGCGCGGCCGGATGTTCAGCATCGGCAGCCCGACAACCTCAACGGCTGACTGCGCCGACGACGTGCCATCGGTGGCCACGACGTTGCGCCCCACGCCGCCCGGCCGCACGATGCGCACCGACTGCGGCGGCAGCGTCGCCGTCCCGCGGCCGATGATGATCTCGTCGCCCAGCCCGGCGGCCGAGCCCAGCGTCTCGGCCAGCGTCTCGGTCATCGCCGCCAACTCACCAGGTGAAAACATCGACAGTTATCTCCGGCATCTTCCAATCGGCCGCAGCGTCCTCGACCGCCTTGAGCCGCGGCGACATCTCGCGGTAGCGTGCCGCCATCTTGAGCAGTTGCCCCTGGCGCTGGCTGCGCTTGAACGAGTCCGGCCCGGTCTGGAAGTCATAGTCCTCGGCCACCTGGGTGGCCCTCACTTCCAGCAAGTCGGCCGCAGCCTGGTACGGGTCATGGTTCCAGCCCAGCAGAGTCACCGGCTGCGCCGGCGCGGTGGCGAACGTCCAGCGGCCCTGCGTCCAGTCGGCCGTCGTCGGCGTCAGGACGTTGTAGCTCGCGTCGTAGAGCGTGCCGTCGCTCTCCCAGTAGGGCAGGGCGGCATCGAACTCGCGGTAGGCTACCGCCCCGCCGGCCCACGTGGGCACGGCCGCGAGCTCCTCATACCGCGCCTCGACGCGATACACATCCAACGCCGCCTGCATGTCGTCGCGGCTATGCGCCTCGTGCGTCGGGTCGTTGACCAGCCGCTCGACGAAATTCACCAGTTCTGTCATGGACGGGCGTTCGGCCATCACCATCCTCGGCAACCCACTC